CATTCCCGAGTTTTAATTTAACATTATCATCACCCGCATAATTAGTAGTAGCTTTAACTCCAGCAGAAACAAGTAAATCTCCTGTTACGGTTGCTCCAGCCGAAGTCGTTTCTAGTTTCTTTGAGTTGTCGTAATAGAGTTCTACAGCTCCGTCAGGTACTATTTTTGCACCTACTTCTGAAGACTTCGCATTGATATATAAACTACCTGTAGTATTTTTGATAATACTATTCGTCCCATCATGATAAAGTTGTAGATCATCACCTGCTCCAGCTATCAGCTTCCCACCGTCTGCCGTACAGTGAAGATTCCCACTTACGTTTAAACCACCAGTTACATTAACTCCACCAGAATTTGTCTCAAACTTCTTACTTGTATCATAATAAAGATTTACTGCACCTCCTCTAGTAAATTCAGCTAAAGTTTCCCATGGGCTAACATCTCCACCTGTAGTTCCTCTCAGCGTTAACGCATTTCCATCTCCTAGTCTTGCATCAATATACCTAGCACTATCTGAACCACCCATGAAGTTTAGCTGGTCTTCTATAGTCAGTTGACCGTAAACTCTAGCTCCACTTGCAGTTGTGGCTAATTTAGGATCAGTACTACCATTGTAATAGAGTAGCATTCCTCCATCACCTACAACCGTTATCCCACTTTCACCGCCTTGACCTTGTATAAATACATCATCTGCTGCTCTAAGGACTAAATCATCACCTGTAGTTTCAACCCATAAATGACTGGTTGAGTTAACAATATGAGTATCCGTTCCATCATGGTAAATTTCTAAATCATTACCTGTTCCGAAACGAACTTTTACATTATCATTATAATCTGTACCTGTACCGCCTCCACCAGAAGGAAGATTGGTTAAGTTTGAACCATCACCATATAAAGTATCTGCATAAACATTTCTAAATCTTGTACCATTTAATCCTAAATCATAAGTACTGTCTGTACCTGGCACGACATGACCAGATGGGTTGATGCGAAGTTTTTCAGTTGGATTTGTATTATCTGCAGAAGATGTTAAGAATGTTAGATAACCACCTGATGAAGAATGAGATATGACTTGGATAGCAGAAGAACCCCAACCAGTATTACTATGAGATCCCCACGAACCAGACCCATCAGATGTTCTAGGAACATTCATTGATAGAGTTGTTTCAGCTACTGTTCCGTCATAAGTGCTTGTAAGGTAACTAGGTACTGTTGAATATCTAATTTCTAATGTAGCAGGATCGCTATCATTTGATCCGATTTGAAGCTTGTCATAGACTGTAGCTCCAGTACTTGTTGTTTCGAATTTCGTTCCTGCACCATCATAATGAAGTTTTACTCCACCTCCTCTATAAAACTCAGCTAAAGTTTCCCATGGGCTGACATCACCACCAGTTGTGCCTCTTATAGTTAACGCATTACCGTCTCCTAGCCTTGCATCAATATACCTAGTAGTATCTGATCCTCCCATAAAGTTGAGCTGGTCTTCTACTGTTAGTTGACCGTAAACTCTAGCTCCACTGTTTGTTGTGGATAATTTATTACTGTTATCGTAATAGAGTTCAACGCCTCCGTTTTCTGTTGTTTTAAGACAAGTCTCAGTATTGGCTGCATTATTTAATTTAATTACACTACCAAGTACTCTTAAATCTCCAGTAGTATTTTTTATATATGAGTTAGTTGCATCGTGATAAAGGTCTAGATCATTATTGTTCCCTAACCGAATCCTATTACTATCTAATAAACTGAAGTCACCAGTAATTCTGGCTCCCCAACTAAAAGTCTCAAACTTCTTGCTGTTGTCGTAATAGAGTTCTACGGCTCCATTCTCAGAAGATATGATTTGACTTTCTGTTTGTGCTGCATTTTGTACTAAGAAAGCACCTGTAGCCGCGTAAAGACTACCTGTGCTGTTTTTAATGACACTATGAGACCCATCATGATACAGTTCTAAATCATTACCTGTCCCGAAGCGAACTTTTACACTATCGTTATAGTCTGTACCTGTAGCACCGCCAGCTGATCCTGCATATCCAGTACCACTAGCACTATCATCTACTTGAGTAGTAACTGTTGTACCATCAATTATATTTCCTATTAGTTTACAGTTATCAGATCCTGATGCAAGTACAATACCTTTTGTATATTTAACACTAGCACTTAGACCTCTAATAGTATTATTTCCAACAGTATTAAACGTAGAATTACCAAATAATCTTATAGCTTCAACTAATGAAGGATCTTGAGCATCTTCACCTGTAACAGCTGCACTAATAACATTACCTTGAATAGTTGAGAAAGTTGTATTATTTAATGAAATTGCATATTGAAGGTTTGCAAATCTATTACCAATAATTGAACAACTAGTACAGCTATCCAATCTAATTCCATCATCTGTATTATTAGTACCATCATGATTTGTTAGACCTAATAATTGAGCACCACCAGAGATAGCAATACCATTACTATTAGCTGCATAGATAGAAGCTTCTGCACCTTCAACTCCAACATAATAACCACCAATAATACTTACTGCCCCAACACCATCTACATTATTTATATATATTGCATTTTTTTTAAATGTATCGATGATAGGTCTAATGATATGAACATCCCAATTCAAATCATCGTTTGTTAGACCAGATATGTAGTAACCATAATCCGCATGACTTGATTCTGCATTAGTAAAGAATATATCTCTTATATCTTCTCCAACAACTAAATAACTAACACTTTTTATAGTTGTAGGATCGTTTTGTCTGACATCATCACATTCTACAATTTCAATACTTGCTAATGGTGAAATAGAACCTGAAGCATATCTTGTTGCATTAAAGTAGAAACCAACACCCCACATACTTGAGGTAATAGTTGTCCCATCTGCTGTAGAAGTAGCATTAGTATAATCACCTAAGTTTTGTGTAAAACATTTATGAACAGTTACACCAACGCAATCAGCAAAGAAGAAACCAACAGCAAAGTTACCAACTCTTAAATTTGAAATACGAGTTTTCTGTACTGCTGCTGCAACTCCTGCTCCATGACCACTAACAACTACACCAGCTAAAGATTCAGTAAGTGTTGCGTTATAATTAGGACAAGTAAATGAACCACCTATCTTTCTTTGAATATAGAAGTTTTCAACTCTAGACCATTCATTCAATCCAGTACCACCAGGCTCACTAATTTGTATAGCTGGTCCTTCTGTCCATTTCAGAAGTCTTGGCATAGATGCATCACCTATCAATGATTCATAGCCACCATCTAAAACAAGAGTGCTATCAATTCTGTAGGTACCTTTTGGAACATAAACAACTTTTCCAGTATTGATTGCAGCTTGGAAATAGCTTGCACAATCGGTACTAGCTGTTGTTGTACCAGAAGGAATGAAATCCCATACATTAATGCTATCTTTTAATTTAGCATCTACAGTTCTAGCTTGAGCACCTGTACCAGTTTGAGTGAAAGCAACATCACCTGTTATTGATCCAGTAACTGTTATTCCAGCTGAAGTTGTTTCTAGTTTTGAATTATTATTATGATATAGTTTAACTCCCGAAGAACCACCTCTAAAGAATTCAGCTAATGTTTCATGACTACCGTCTCCACCTGTAGCTCCTCTAATAGTTAAAGCGTTTCCATCTCCTAGTCTTGCGTCAATGTATCTAGTAGAATCAGAACCTCCCATAAAGTTGAGTTGATCTTCTACAGTCAGTTGACCATAAACTCTAGCTCCAGTTGCAGTTGATTCAAACTTCTTACTGTTGTCATAATAGAGTTCTACGGCTCCGTCATGGATAAACTTCGCACAAGTTTCGTTAGCATTATCTCCTGTGCCAGCTTTGATATGTAAATCAGCGCCTGTAGGAGATGCAATTATATTATCTGTTGCATCATGATATATAAGTAGATCCTGACCACCACCTAAGTTAAGTTTTACATTATCGTTACCTCTAAATCTATTAGAAGCCCAAATAGAATTAAAGTTAGTTGAACCATCACCAATATTACGAGTATTATTAGCTTCTGGTAAAAGGTTTCCTGTTATAGTAGCTCCAGTCGAAGTTGTCTCAAGCTTCTTCGAGTTGTCATAATAGAGATCTACGGAGCCATTCTGAGTATTTTTTATATAAGTTTCACCGTTAACATCTTGAAGTCTTATATCATTTCCTCTAACTCTTAATGTACCCGTTTGGTTCATTATGTAGGCGTTTGTATTGTCATGATAAAGCTGCAAGTCTAAATCTGTTCCAACTAATAACTTCTTACTATCTCCTACATGAATATGTTCAGAAGATGTCCATGCATCTGTTGAGTCAACCCAATTCCATGTTTTATTACTGTCTCCAGATTCAAGAGTAATACCTCCTCCATCTGCAGCTGCATCATTTATCGCACCAGCACCTAAGACAATATTCTTATCATCCACCTTCATGGTGGTAGAATTTACTGTGGTTGTAGTACCATCAATTTGGAGATCACCAGTAACTGTTAACTTACCTGTTACAGTAGCTCCAGTATTAGTTGCTTCAACCTTCTTATTACCACTACTATAAAGTGATGTAACTTCTAGATCAATTGTACCATCACCATCTTGATATGTTACTGTAACACCATTTTCAGTGTTACTGCTAAACATAGCACCAGCAATGTCTTGTACTTGTTCAGTAGATAGTTGAGTGTTAGTATCAGTAGGAGTAGCCCAAGTTAATTCATCTGTTCCATCTTTATATTGTAGGAATGTTCCATTAGAAGGAGAATTACTAATCTTTAAATTATCTTCATCAACAACATTTGAAGCAATAACTGTAGCACCATCTCCTGTTGACGTAACTTCACCACTATGATTTGGGTGTGTATATACAGTATTTGTGGAAACTAAATCAATTGTTCCATCTGAATCCTGGTACGTAGCAGAAATATTAGTCTCAGTGTTACCACTAAACATTCCTCCGACAATATCCTGTACTTCTTCAGTAGTTAACTGAGCTATAGCAGAAACAGTATTAGTAAATGTTATCTTATCACCACTTCTAGCAACTGATAATCCAGTACCAGCTTCTAAAACAACATCATCTGTACCTGATCCAGAACCTCCAGCTGTAAGACGAATCTTTTCTTCATCAGTATTATCGCCATCAACACAAGATATACTATATGTTGT